TACTAAAAAGTTCTGGGATCCAATTTTTAAAGATACAGACTTTAAAGAGTTTGTTAAATCCTATTATTCAATTGGTCACAAACCATTATTGGATGTTGATTTAGATATTGAATCAGAAGATGTTTAATATTACAGAAAACGACTATTCAATTGTTGAAAAAGGAGATAGTGTTTTTCAAGGAGTTAAACTTAAGACTGGAACGTGGAAAGATGTTATTGTTGTATATGGTCAAGTAGGAGTAAAAGAAAGTCCTGAACTTGACATTGCAACTCTTACATTTAATTATACTGTACAAGATCCAGCTGATTTTAATATTGATGAACTTAATGAAGATGAATCATTTAAAAATTACCTTGGTGCTGTATTGCAATATATAATAACAGATTCTCTAGAATATGCTAGAGAAAATAATTTAGGAGTTATAGGAATTGGAAATAACGAATCAACTACCGACTCACATACTGAATCATCTTCTTAATAACGAAGAGTACTGTAGAAGAGTCGTACCTTATTTAAAGAAAGAATATTTTGAAGGTACACATAAAACTGTATTTGATTTAATTGTACAATTCGTAGGTAAACATAACAAATTACCAACATCGAAAGTATTAGAGCTTGAATTAAGAAAGATTAACGCACCAGAAGATGTATTGAATAATGCATCGAGGCTTATATCCGAGATCAATACAAAATCAGATGTTGATACTGAGTATCTTATTCAAGAGTCAGAAAAGTGGTGTAGAGAAAAAGCAATCTATAATGCTATTATGGATTCTATTACTATTATTGATGGAAAAGATAAAGAGCGAAGTGAAGGTGCTATACCTGAAATACTATCAGATGCTCTTGGAGTTTCTTTTGATCAAGCAATAGGACACGATTATATTGATAACTCAGATGAACGATTTGAATTTTATAATAAAAAGGAAGATCGTATACCATTTGATCTTGATTACTTTAATAAAATAACAAAGGGTGGTTTACCAAATAAAACATTGAATATCGCTCTTGCTGGAACTGGTGTAGGTAAGTCTTTGTTTATGTGTCATTGCGCCGCATCGGTTCTAGAGCAAGGCAAAAATGTTTTATATATCACAATGGAAATGGCAGAAGAAAGAATAGCTGAAAGGATTGATGCTAATCTTATGAACCTTCCAATTGAACAATTATCATCATTACCACAAAATGTGTTTACTGATAAAATTGGAAAGATAGCTAGATCATCTATTGGAAAACTTATTATTAAAGAATATCCAACGGGTGCAGCACATACTGGACATTTTAGAGCTTTACTTAATGAATTAAAACTTAAGAAGAACTTTCGTCCCGATATGATTTATATAGACTATTTAAATATTTGTGCATCAAGCCGCATGCGAGGGCTTGGCGGAAGTATAAATAGTTATTCATACATTAAAGCTATTGCTGAGGAACTCCGAGGCTTAGCTGTGGAATTCAATGTTCCAATAGTCTCTGCAACGCAGACTACCAGATCAGGATATTCAAATACTGATTTAGGACTAGAGGATACATCTGAATCATTTGGTTTGCCAGCAACGGCCGATCTTATGTTTGCTCTTATTTCAACAGAGGAACTTGAAGAACTGGGTCAATTAATGGTAAAACAATTGAAAAATAGATATAACGATCCAACTAAATTTCGAAGGTTCGTAATTGGAGTTGATCGTTCCCGCATGAAATTATATGATGTAGAGGAGTCGGCACAATCTGATATCATGTCTGACATGACACCAGATAAACCGATTAATAAGTTCGGCGTTCGTGACAATCCAGACACATTCGCTGACTTCAAAATATAAAGGAGAAATATATGGATATTTTAAACGTAGCAAAAGATTGGGTACATGCAAGATGGGCTGAAAGAACATCTTGGGATGGTGGCGTTATCGTCGGTGTCTCTTTGTCTTACCTACTCTTGGGTGGCCTATTAGATTGGGTTGCTTGGCTTGCATTAGCCTATGGTATCTACACTTTTGTTAAGGCAGAAGTTCAATAAGAACCTTTTTATAATGAAATATCATGGGGGAGTTTCATACTCCCCTTTTTTTAAAGGCTAAAAAACATGCATGTTTTTTGCAAAAAACCCTGTACATTTATCTCATTCCATAGTATAATAGTACTATAATTAAATAAGGAGTTATAAATGTCACATCATATAAACGAACAAATCCTCGAAGGAATATTCGACGAGGTATCAGAAATGAATACAGGTTCTATCTTAAGAGAATTAGAAGGTGGAATGTTCTCAGGAATGTGTGAGTCATTCGATATGAGAGTAGCTTTTACTGATAGAGATAAAGTCATAGAGCTATTAGTTAATAAAAGATTTGAAGAATTACCGGAGGGACCACAGTAATGGATAAGTTTACAGTAAAATTCGAACATATTGCTACAACAATACCAGAAGAAATAGAGATCAATCAAAATGAATTTGATCTCTTAACAACTAAACCAGTCAATGATAGAAATACATCACTTGCTTGGACTAGCATGTGGTTAAGAAATACTGCATTGAATTCAAATACTGGTAAATTTGCTGATGAAGATATTGAAGATTGGTTTAATCAATTTTTCTTCGAAGGTGTATTTAAGAACGGACAATTAAGGAGTCACTAATGAGAGGATCTGCAAACTATGTAATGACAGCACATACTGAATGTGCAGGAGACATGCTTGAGCTGGAAACAGTTCGTAAAGTAGTTAAAGTAATTAACAGCGAAAATGCTGATATAGAAAAATGGTCTAGGTATAGATTTGAAAATGGCTATAGTAATATAGAACCTAAAAAGTTACCTAGATATCGGGTTAAATGCCAAGGTAGAGGACCAAGAGCTTCAATTGCAAGAGCTGAGGGTCGCCATCCAAGAGCATATGATCAATCAATACCACTCGGTAAATCAAAAAAATGGGATGTATATGTCTATCAAAGATAAAAAAGTAGCGTACGAAGTTAAAGCAAAACAACCACTGCCAACTAATTCAAGTTGGGTGGCAGAATATCTATTTGATTCGCTTAAAAGTGCAATAAAATTTGAAATAGGTATGAGAAAACAAGGTTTTAGAACTGAAATTACGCGTAAGTTTATATGATAGAATTTATCATATTTGCTCTTTGTATGGCTGGTGCTTCGTGGCAGGCCTGGCAGGCTGGTATCAAAGAAGGAGCAGAACGCGCAGTAGAACATTTGCATACTGCTAAAATTATTTCATACGACAATAAAGGAAACATTGTACCTAATAAGTTTTTTGATGTATAATACTTATAAATAGATATTTAGGAATCTGTTTATGAATTTTAGTCAATACTTAGAAGAAGATATTATTACCGAAGCGGTCGCCTTGACACCTGCACAATTAGATGCAAATAATTCTAAAACAGGTCAACCTCGTATTGATATACTCAAACAATTAATAGTACAGAAAAAACCATTAGAATTAGCAAAGGGTGGTTCTATTATTGTAACAGATATAGAGACTGCACTTATTCACATTGCTAACTTTAAAAAGAATCCTAATCATTACGGCACTAAAGGTTTTCCCTTAGAAACAGAAGCCGGTACCTATATGTCTAATCAACTTGCTAAATCAAAAGTATTTGGAGGAGGCGGTGGTGGTGCTGGTAGTGGTTCAAAAGACACAAAAAGAAATGAATCACATAATGCAGTAATGATACATGCTATGTTAGAGCATGGTCATAATCAACCTTTAGAGTTTTTTACGAATGATATATTAAAGAATGCACATAAACTCTCAAAGGTAGATGCTAAATGGGATGAAATATCCGATATGCCAGATGAATGGATGCTATCATCATATAACATTTCTAAAGAATTAATTAAAAAAGGATTCGTTAAAAAAGGAATGACTATACATCGTGGTAGTGCAGAGATGATTAGAATATATGCTAAGAAAAATGAAGCATATAAGAACATGGGACTAAGTTCGCTAAAAGATGATAAATGGAATCCAGGTGATGTATGGGCGATAGATAAAGGATTTAATATTGAAGATTTAGATAGCTCAAACATTGGAGCATTAAATGGATCAATATTAGAAAACTATTTAAATAGAAGATTAGTTGGTATATCACTAAAAGGACCAATGACAAAAGATGTTCCAATCAAAGAATTTAATATTGATAAATCATTAATTAAAAGTTATAAGTATCTTGGGTTTGAATTAGAAACAAAAGGTGGAAGTTATTGGTCAGCTAAGAATGGATCACTTAGATTTGATAGTGGTGTATTAATGTTCAAAGATAATAAACAATTTGGTAATATTAAAGCAGAAATCAAAGGTAAAAAAGCCAGAGGTGGCGGATTATCTTGGGGAATTATGCATGACTACTTAATTAGGAATGGTCGTAAATATGGATTGAAACCACATTCAGGATATATCGTAAAACAAGCCAAGAAAATGGCCAAGGGCGATGAAAGAGCAATAAAAGAATATTATATGTACTTCAATCATTTTTATAATAATGTATCTTATGATGACTTTAAAAATGAATTAAAGAACAAAGATGGACAATGGATATCATCTAAATTTGCTATTACAATGGTAGCATATCAGTTAGAAAAATTAGGTGGTAGAAAATTAAATGATACACTGACCAATTTTATTAACTATGCTGGATCTGAATTATCAGAATCTAGTGCATATGTAAAGGCAGGAAAATAATGAAATCATTAACTAATTACCTAACAGAAGCCGCAAGTAAGAATACTCATATGACTCATATTGAGGATCTTATTATTGACGGCGGAGTTAAGGGGGCTCGCCAGGCAATCCTCGCACTCAGATCTCTGCGGGATATGTTGAGCGGTAACACAAAAGCACCTATAGATGTTACTGTCAAGTGGGACGGAGCCCCCGCCGTATTTGCTGGAATTGATCCAAGAGATGGCAAATTCTTTGTTGCAAAAAAGGGTATATTCAATAAAGACCCTAAGGTATATAAATCACATGATGATATTAAAGCAGATACCTCTGGTGATTTAACTAAAAAACTTATACTAGCATTTGATCACTTAAAAAATTTAGGCATTAAAGAAGTTATTCAAGGTGATTTTATGTTTGATCAAAGCGATTTGAAATCGGAGAATATAAATGGAGTTAAACATATTACTTTCCATCCTAATACTATTGTTTATGCTATACCTGATGGTACGCCCCTAGCAAAAGAGATTAAAACTGCAAAGGTAGGAATAGTTTGGCATACAACATATAATGGTTCAGCCTTTGAAAATATGTCAGCATCTTTTGGCCAAGACATTGTATCAAAATTAAAACCATCAAAAGATGTATGGATGGTTGATGCAACATTAAGAGATTTATCAGGTACTGCAACATTAACAAAAGAAGATAGTTTAGTTATATCTAAAAAGTTATCAGATGCTGGAAAGATATTTCAAAAGATAGCTTCTAGTACATTAAAAGAAATTGAAAAGAATAAAGAACTAAACCTTATATTAAATGTATATAATAATTCAAAGGTACGACAGGGACAAAGAATAGTTGATACTAATAAACATGCAAAAGGTTTAATACAATTTGTCACAGATAGATATGCAAAAGAGATTGGAAAAAGAACATCTCAAAAAGGAAAGGATGTTCAAATACAAAAGCGTGATGAGTTACTTAAGTTTTTTGATCAAAAAAACCTTAAAAATTTAAAAAGTATATTTGATTTGCAGAATTTAGTCATTGATAGCAAATTAATTATTATAAATAAACTAAATAAACTCTCAAAAATTGGGACGTTCGTAAAAACGAAATCCGGATTTAGAGTCACCGGCGTTGAAGGCTTTGTGGCTATAGATCGTATGGAAGGTGGAGCTGTTAAATTAGTTGACCGTATGGAATTTTCAACTAATAACTTCAGCAAAGATATAATAAAAGGCTGGGACAATCCTGGCTAAAATGGGATACCGAGGATATAAATGTCAATTAAATCATTCAGTGATTTTTTAACTGAAGACACAAAAGAAGTAGCATTCGTATTTGGAAGATTCAATCCTCCGACGATTGGTCATGAAAAATTATTTGATAAGTTAAAAAATGTAGCTCGTTCCGGAGCTTATCGTATATATGCATCTAAATCAGTAGATAAAAATAAAAATCCATTATTATTCAAAGATAAAATAAAATTCCTTAGAAAAATGTTTCCAAAACACGCACGTAGTGTTATGGCAGATAAAGATGTTCGTAATGTACTCGATGTTGTAGTAAAACTTTACGATCAAGGCTTTACCAAAGTAACAATGGTAGCAGGTAGCGATAGAGTAAAAGAATTTGATATACTCTTAAACAAATACAATGGTCAAAAAGCAAAACACGGATTTTATAATTTCGAAGGTGCAATAAATGTAGTAAGTGCAGGGGAGAGAGATCCAGATGCTGAAGGAGCAACTGGAATGTCAGCTTCCAAGATGCGAGCCGCCGCTCAACAAAATGATTTAAATTTATTTTCAAAAGGGCTCCCATCGAATTTTAATTCAACCGATTTATTTAATGCAGTTCGCAAAGGTATAGGACTTAAAGAATCTCATAGCTTTCGTAAACATGTAGAACTTCCGCCTGTGTCTGAAACAAGAGAAGATTATATTGAAGGAAGTCTCTTTAAGGTTGGTGATATTGTAAGAATTAAAGAAACAAACGAGCTAGGAGAAATAATTGTTTGTGGAAGTAACTATGTCATGGTTGAGGCCGAGTCAGTCAAGAAAAGATTCTGGTTAGATGCCGTTGAATTATTTGAAGAAGGTGGTGCAGGAGACTGGGGAACAATTAAAGGTCTTATGCGATATCTAAAAGATACACCAGGTCAAAAACATTTTAACGAAAAAGAAGATCCAGATATTGGAAAGAAAAAAGGATCTCAACCAGCTAGTTATCATAAAGGTTTAGGTAAATCTACAAAGCAAAAGCGTGATGCACAGTTTAAAAAACAAGCTAAAATGGACGATGATAATCCAAAGGCTTATAAACCAGCACCAGGCGATGCTACAGCCAAAACGAAACCATCCAAACATACTAAAAAGTATAAGCAGATGTACGGTGAAATGGCAGAGCATTTAACATTTGAAGATTTTACTATTAATGAGCAGAACACAAAAGCAGCATTAATGAAGAAAGCTGATAAAAGTGGAATTGCTTATGGTATATTAAAGAAAGTATTTGATCGAGGCGTCGCTGCATGGAGAACGGGACACAGACCCGGAACTACTCCAGTTCAGTGGGGTCTCGCTAGAGTAAACTCATTTATAACAAAAGGAAAAACATGGTCTACTACTGATAGTGACCTAGCAAAAAAGGTATAACGATGAAAAATTTTAAAGAAATTAGAGAAAAATATCGCAGCAAATTTCCACCTGCATTAGTTGCTGCTGCTGTCAAGATTGCTCTTGATATGGGTGGTAATATGACCGGAGCTTATAAAAAGATCGAAAACATGAAGCGAGGATTAGCAGATGATCCTATTGTGAAAGATGCTTTAAGACAAGCTAACGAAGAAACTGTAAAAGAAGATGCATCACTAAATAAAGTAATGAAAGTTATTCAAAAAGATCTTAAGAAAGAAAAAATTAGATCCATGAAAGATTTAGAAAGATATTTAGATTACTCAGGTGGTGATATTATATTTGACATGGAGTCAGATGAAGATAAAGCTAACGATTTAATTAATAAAGTTCATGATAAACTTAAAAAACAATTTAAATTAAGATGAACTTAGAAGAAGCATATAGACAACGTATCGCTGAAGATGGTCATGTTGATTCTGCAAACGTAAAGAATCAATTAACATCTTTAAAAAGAAATGCAGAACAACTCTTAGCACAGATTAAACCTGATTCAGAATATCCATCATGGTGGGTAAACAAATTAGTAAAAGCTGCAGATTATTTAGATACTGCAACTGACTTTTTACAAAATAAAGTTGATCAAGGCAAACAATGAAAAAGTTTAAAGAGTTTAGACAAGTAGACGAAGCACCATATGTCGCTAATGATATGGAAATTATTCGTTCTATTCTTAAAAAATTAGAAGATGATTTTAGTAAATTATCTTCAAAAAAACAATTAGAAAAAGGTTGGCCTAAACTTCAAATGATTGCAAAAGCTGCTGGATATGGTATATCAAAAACAAAACAACAAGACGGACGTACATATAGATACGATTTAAAAAAATGATAGGATTTAAAGATTTTTTATTAACGAACCCAGGAATGGAAAAAGATGCACAAATAGCATACAGACGTATGAAAAGACGTAAGTCACAAGACTATGGTAACGATACAGCTGCAGTAGATTATGAAGAAGGAAAAAATAAAGGCGAATCTTGGGAAGATGGATTTAAAAGAAGAGTTGTAAAAACAACTAAACCAGAACATAAAGATAAAGGTTATAATTGGCGTATAAAGGGTAAAGATAAAGAAGAAGTTACAATTAAACTCTATAAAACTAAACCTGATTATAAAGAATTTGTTAAACAAATGAAGAGAGTTGCAGGACACGAATTCGGTGGATAGTTTTTTAGAACATGTTCAAGAAAGATTTGGTTTATACGAAGGTACATATGTGCCACTAGAACAGCCAATGATTGAACAACCTGAACTTAATAAACCAAAGAGATCTTCTGGTCCAAGTAAGTATGTAGTATATGTAAAGGACCCAAAGACAGGTAATGTAAAGAAGATTAACTTTGGAGATAAAAAGGGCGGATTAACTTCTAAAATAAATGATCGTGAAGCAGCTCGTAATTTTGCATCACGACATAATTGTGATACAAAAAACGATAAAACAAAAGCAGGCTATTGGGCATGCAGATTACCAAAATACGCTAAAGATTTAGGATTAAAAGGTGGCGGAAACTATTTTTGGTAAAAACTTTCCTTTTACACAAGAAGGAGAGATCCGTGAATTTCATGTTGATAAACATGATAGTGAGTATGTTTGGCATAGAGATCATGAAGATCGTGAGATTGAAATATTAGAGGGCGAGGGTTGGCAATTTCAGTATGAGAATGCACTGCCATACCATCTTCAGCCAGGTATGATCTTTGATATACCCCAAGGAGAATACCACAGATTAATAAAAGGGTATAATAATCTAAAATGTAGGATAATAAAAAAAGATGGCTAGGGAATCACAAACAGCTAGATTAGATCGAATTGAAGAAAAGATCGATAAATTGGCAGATGCTGTTGTTGCTCTTGCACGAGCTGAAGAAAAAATACATACTCTCACCGCATTTAGTAAACAACAATCGGAACAAATTCAATCAATTATAAATAGAATTGATAAATTAGAACTTGCAGTAAATAGTAATGCAAATACTGTGGGGATTATAAATAAAGTTTTTTGGGTAATTTTAGTTGGTTTAATATCAGCAATTACCTGGGAAGCTGTAGTTCATTTAGGAAGTTAGGAGAAAAAAATGAAATTTAATGACGATATTACCTTAAGCATTGCTTCCACTGTAAGCGACGTTTTAGAAGGTAAAGTAAAAAAAGAGGAAGTTAAATATCCTCATAAAATGTATCATCCCGAAAATGGTAAAGAAGTTGAAGTCAAAGATAAGGCTGAACACGAAGAATACGCCAAAAAGGGATACGTACACGAAAAGCCAGAAGTAAACGAGGTCGAAGAGCCAAGAGCTAAAGGCGAAAAAGATTTTAAAGACAAGCATGTTGTTAAAAAATCTGGCGAAAAGGAAGATGGTTCTGTAGTAAAAGAAGCTAAAAAAGATGAGAAGGTCGAAGTTGAAGTCGAAGTAGATGACGATGATGAAGACGAAGAGTCTCAAGAAGAGCAATCTGACAAACAAAAGAAATACCAAGCATTCTTTAATAAAGCACTTAAAAAGTTTGGTGTAAAATCACCATCTGAATTAAAAGGCGATAAGAAAAAAGAATTTTTTGATTATGTTGATGCCAACTACGAAGCTGACAAGGAAGAAGACTAATGAAAGACTATTTTGTATTTAGACAAGAACTTAATGAAGCTAAAGTCACAATAGCTAAATTAAAAGCTGGTTTAAAAGTTAATGTTATTCATAAAGGTCGTTCAGCTAAAAATTTTGGCATTGATGGTCAAAATGTTTATGGTGGTAAAGTACAAGTATTAGGAATAGGTATCGTACCATTCGGTAAACCAGTTGAAAAAAGACATGTTATTGGAAAAGATTGGAAAGATCTAGAAACTAAACATAAAGATATTTGGAAATCAGAAGATATTATGTATGGTCAATTTTGGAATGCAAATGATAGAAAAGATGCATTCTTAGAATTAGTAGCTAAAAAATTAAAAATGAAACCAGGCTGGACTTGCTGGGTATGGCAAGTTATTGAGGGTGAAAATAAAGGAAAATTAAGTTACTGCTATATTGATAGAGATGAAAAATGGTCTGTTACTTTCCTTAATAAGAGCACAGAATTTATTTTAGAATCTTAAATCTGTCATATATAATATATGATGAAAGTATTTGATGAGCTGAATAATAAAAATTTTAAACTTTTTGCAGCAAATAATTATAACAATCCGGAATGTACGGATGTTGAAGAGTTTAAACAAGATCTAAATAGATTTAAATATCTAAAAAGATTGCTTACTCGATATGAAGAACATAGTGAACTACAAGAGCGATTAATTTTAAATCATCTTATAGTTTTATATAATGTTTTTGGTATCGAAGCGTGTAATAAAATGATATGGTATAAGATAGATGAAAATCATTATCAGTATATCAAACCATTTTTAGTTTATCTTCACTACTTACCTGAGGATGAAAAAGTAGATGTTGCAATGGATCCAACAATAGTGGATATATTAAGAGAACTTTAATGGGAATTATATCAAGAGCAGGAGATTTATTTTACGCGTTTCGCTTTTTGAAACTTCTTGTCACTCCGTTCGAGAACACACCAGCATTTGAACTTGGAATCATCGATAAAGATGGTAAGATTCTAAAGAAAGCGGCTGAACGTCAATCTCCAGAAGAAAAATCAGCCTATACAGTTTTTCATAGACTTGTATTTAATATCAAAAGACTCTTAGCAAAAGTACCTGGTGGTAAATCAGTTATTGGTAGATATGGTGCAGCTCTATTTCTGATTAAAGAACATACTGGTATGTCTGAAAAAGCAATCATCAAAGCTTTAGAAAAATACTTAGAAACTGATTTATCAACAAATCAAATAGATGAAAACACTTGGTATCAGGATTATGAGGATCGTTTATTACCAGGTAATTATATACTACAAACTGATGTGGTATCGTTAGAAACAGGTGAACCAGTCGCGTATGCAAATCAAAAAGTGGTGGTAGAAGACTTTATAACCCCTGTTGGTAGCTTTAATAATATAAATATATACAGAGTAAAACATAAAAACACAAATCAATACATACATATAACAAATAGAGATATTAGTAGATGATAAAAACTAGAATGACATTCAAAGATTATAATGATATGTGGGAAGATGCTGCTGCTAATGCTGTAGCACACGGAGGTGTATCAATGCCTGCTGATATGATGCCACTAGATAAAATGAAAAAACATAAAAAAAGAGTCCAAAAATCAAGTTATGATGGGAGAACTAAAGAGGGTAGAAAGTTTGTAGAACGTATCCTTGCTAGGAGAAACGCACGTGAAGCATCTAAAAAGATTTCTTAGTTGGAAAATATCTATCTTAAAAAGATTATATTATTGGATTAAATCTTTTTTCACAACAACCTATACTATTCAAGTATCTTATGATAGTCAATGGGGAAACGCTGATGATAAAGTCTATACAGGCGTAAAATCAATTCAAAAACAAACATTTAAAGAATTAAAATTCATCACTGAAGATAAAAGACCTATACATATAAAGGCAAACAGTGGATTGAACTATAAAATCGAGGTAGAATAATGCAACAATTTTTTCTAGCAATTATCTTAGTACTGGGTTTAGGTACTTGGTGGTTATATGGCGAAAATCAAACACTCAAGGAAAATAATTTAAAACTTGAGCTAGCAGTCGAAGAACAAAAAGAAGCCATAGAGGCAATTAAAGAATCATACGAAAGGCAGGGTGCTGCTTTAAATAATTTATCACAAAAGAATGCTCAGATCGAAGCTGAAATGGCTGGATATCTGGATATCTTTCGTAGACACAATTTAAACATGTTAGCTGAAGCCAAACCTGGATTGATTGAAAAGAGAATCAATGATGGAACAGTGGCAGTATTTAAGGATATAGAAAATGATAGCAAAAAAATTAGCGATCTTAATAAGTAGTGTTTTATTAATTCAAGGGTGTAGTACTCTTGGACTTTTAAGTGGTACAAAGAAAATCGAAACGGTAAGTAAGCCCGTGAAAATCGATATTATACAACCAACACTACCAAGAGAAATTAACTTAACAGAACCAAAATGGTATGTTGTATCAGAAAAAGCAATTGCAAATCCATGCTTAAAAAATGAAGAAGGTAAAAGAGATTGTTCACTAGGTAAAGAGAACGATTGGCCTGAAGGATATACATATCTTGACAGATTTTTAGACGAAATGAAAAAACAGAATGGCGGTAAGGTAGTCTTTGTTGCTACAACCATAGGTGATTATGAAGCCATGTCTGTTAATATGCAAGAGCTTAGAAGATATATTCGCGAACTTGGTGAAGTCGTGGTATATTATCGCGATGTGACTATTGGTGATGAAAAAGGTGTTGGTGCTGCTATAAAGAAAAATGATTAGTATTCTTGTAGCAGTATTCAAAGCAATTCTCACAAAGCTGTTAACTACATCAGCATTATCTTTTCTACATCCTCATCTACTCAAACTTGACAAGTGGTGCGAGGATAAACTTGGAATTGATCTTATTAAACAAGATCAGAAATTCCATGAAAAATACCCACTTGTATCTGCTCGCCTAGAAGAAGTCGAAAGAAGATTAAAAATTAAAAAATAACAGTGTACAAATCTGCGGATTTGTGGTATAATATATAATATTATGAATGCAACAACAACTATTAATGTCACAAAAAGAGATGGTACAATACAACCATTTGATTTAGAAAAAGTACATAGAGTTTTAGAATGGGCAGTTGAAGATATATCAGGCGTATCAATGTCTGAGATAGAATTAAAGGCCAACATTCAATTGTTTGATAAAATAAATGCTTATGATATTCATGAGCTATTAATTAAATCAGCAGCAGAACTTATTTCAGATCACACACCTAACTATCAGTTTGTCGCAGCTCGTTTAATCTCATACAAAATGAGAAAGGAAGCTTATAATCAATTTGAGGTTCCACACCTTTTTGAAATTATTAATAAAAATGTAGAATTAGGTGTATATGATAATGAGGTGCTTAAGAATTATACTGAAGAAGAACTCAACGAATTAAATAATTATATTAAACACGATAGAGATGATTCTTTTACCTATGCAGGTATGGAACAATTTCGTGGTAAGTATTTAGTTCAGGACCGTAGAACAAAACAAATATATGAGACACCTCAGATCTTGTATATGATGATTGCAATTACACTATTTGCAAAGTATAAAGAAAATAGATTAAAATATGTCAAGGAGTATTACGATGCGATATCGCAATTTTATATATCGTTACCGACGCCGATTATGGCAGGAGTCAGAACACCAACCCGCCAATTTTCATCTTGCGTTCTTATTGAGTCTGGGGATAGCTTGGACTCTATCAATGCTACTAGTACTAGTATTGTTAAGTACATAAGTAAGAAAGCGGGTATAGGTATCGGTGCAGGTTCAATCAGAGCTCTAGGTGCCAAGATTGGTGATGGGTCAGTTGTTCATACAGGATTAATACCATTCCTAAAGTATTTTCAATCAGCTGTGAAGTCTTGCTCCCAAGGAGGTGTACGAGGAGGCGCGGCCACAGTTTACTTACCAGTTTGGCACTATGAGTTTGAAGATTTAGTTGTATTGAAAAATAATAAAGGTACTGAAGAGACAAGAGTTCGTCATATGGACTATGCTTTTCAGTTTAACAAACTTATGTACGAAAGATTATTAACAGGTGGTAATATTACTTTCTTCGATCCTAATGATACACCAGGATTATATGATGCTTTCTTTGCTGATCAAAATAAGTTTAAAGAACTTTATGAGAAGTATGAAAGAGCTCATAGTATTAGAAAGAAAACATTACCAGCTATTGAAGTCTTTTCATCTTTTTTAACAGAAAGAAAAGATACAGGTAGAATATATCTTATGAATGTAGACCATGCAAATGATCATGGTGCATTTGATCCTAAGGTTGCTCCAATTAAAATGAGTAATCTATGTTGTGAAATAGATCTACCAACCAAACCATTAAATAGTTACGATGATAGAGATGGAGAAATATCTCTTTGTACTCTTTCAGCAATTAATTGGGGACTTATAAATGAACCATCTGAATTTGAAAAATATTGCGATCTTACTGTGCGTGCTCTTGATGAGTTACTTGACTATCAAGGGTATCCAATTTCAGCTGCAGAACGAGGGACTCTTGGTAGACGTCCTCTCGGTGTGGGGATTATAAACCTTGCATATTTCCTTGCAAAACGAGGATTAAAATATGATGAATCAGCATATAATATTATTGATGAATATGCTGAAGCTTGGTCATATTATTTAATAAAAAGTTCTGCAAACCTTGCTGTTGAAAAAGGAAAAATAATATATAATAATGATACGAAATATTCTAAAGGAATACTTCCTATCGATACTTATAAAGAAGCGATAGATACACTAGTAGCTAGAAGAGAACGTTTACCGTGGAAAGCTTTGCGAAAGCAACTCAGAGATACAGGTATCAGAAACTCTACGTTAATGGCATTAATGCCTGCTGAAACATCCGCTCAAATAAGTAATAGTACGAATGGTATTGAACCACCAAGAGCTTTGGTATCGTACAAACAGAGTAAAGATGGTGTAATGGCACAGGTAGTACCTGGATATCATCATCTTAAAAATAAATATGATCTCTTATGGGATCAAAAATCACCAGAAGGATACTTGGCCATATGTGGCATCTTACAGAAATATATCGACCAAGGAATATCCGTCAATACATCTTATAATCCAGAACATTTTGAGGACCATAAGGTTCCAATGTCTGTAATGATTAAAGATTTGGTGACAGCTTATAAGTATGGATTAAAGCAATTATATTATTTTAATACATTCGACGGTGCTGGAGAAATGAAAGAAGACGAACATCATACATATGACAGTGGAACAACACAACAAATTGAAGAAGAAGACTGCGAAAGCTGCAAAATCTAGATATCCAGAAGATTGGCCTGGACAAGATGAATGGGATATGCTTCCAGATCCTGAGGATTTAAAAGTATTTAAGGAATTATATGGGAATACTGAAGAGAAATAAAAAATCACACTTAGAGCGTAATATGTTCTTTGATGAGAGTGTAGACATCGCAAGGTACGATCAAGTCAAATACCCTCAGATAGAAAAGATTACAGATAAACAACTTGGTTTCTTTTGGAGACCTGAAGAAGTTGATGTGTCTAAAGATAAAAAGGACTTTCATGAACTCACGCCACACGAACAACACATCTTTACCTCGAACCTCAAACGTCAAATTCTATTGGACTCTGTTCAAGGCAGGGCCCCGAACATTGCTTTCCTTCCTATATGTTCGTTACCTGAAATAGAAAACTGGATAGAAACATGGTCATTCTTTGAAACAATTCATAGTAGATCATATACACATATTATTCGAAATATCTATGCTGATCCAAGTAAAGTTTTTGATGAACTCTTAGATGTAAAAGAAATACTAGAATGTGGTAATGATATTGCATATTATTACGATGATCTCATAATTAATAATAATTCAGCAACAAACAAACGTGAACATAAAAGATCGTTATGGATGTGTTTGCTTTCGGCAAATGCTCTAGAGGGAATACGATTTTATGTTTCCTTCGCCTGCAGTTGGGCATTTGCCGAGCTTAAGAAGATGGAAGGTAACGCAAAGATTATTAAGTTTATTGCAAGAGATGAGAATACTCACCTTGCTGGTACAACTGTCATGATTAAAAATCTTCTCAAAGAAGATCCAGAGATTGCAAAGATTGCAAAAGAAATGGAACCAGAAGCAATTAAGTTATTTACAAATGTTATCGAACAAGAAAAAGAATGGGCTCATTATTTATTTAAAGATGGTTCTATGATAGGACTTAATGAAAGTATATTAAAAGATTATGTGGAATGGATTGGTTGTAAACGAATGAGAGCAATTGGTTTACATTGTCCCTATACAGTTCCACAAATGAATCCACTACCTTGGACAGAAAAATGGATATCAGGTGGTAATGTTCAAGTAGCACCACAAGAAACTGAAATAAGTAGTTATGTGGTGGGTGGAGTAAAACAAGATGTATCAGAAGATACATTTAAAGGATTAAGTCTATGAGTAAGAAAATTTTACAGGCTGTTAATCTGTCGCCAAGTGAGGCATGGATAGAAAGAATTGTAGATGTACATCCAATGAAACAAGTAGTTATTATGTCATTAGTTCAAATAGCAGTCTTTGGATTTATGTTATTATCATTTAAATTAATTGGAGTATTAGTATGATTGAAATATACGGTAAAACACAATGCCCTTATTGCGATATGGCCAAAGCATTATGCGAGCAAAAGGGACTCGATTTCGAATATAAACTTTTTGGTGAAGACTTTTCAAGAGAAGAGTTAATGGAAACATTTCCAGGAGCCAGAACATTTCCACAGATTATAGTAGATGGTCAAAAAATTGGTGGATATGTACAATTAAAAGAACATCTTTCATGATTTTAGAGTGCGAATATTGTTATAATAGAATAGTAATCAAACCAGACGAAAGAGACGTTAAAATAAACTTCTGCCCTCATTGTGGTGAACCTACAGATGATGATATGGAAGAACTAAATTTTGATGAATGATTGGATATACAAAGGCAGAAAATTTGAGCCACCAGAAGAGTTTACTCCAGATATTTGGTATGGTTTTGTCTATTGTATAACACATCGAGGTACTGGTAAAAAATATGTTGGTAAGAAATTCTTTTGGAGTTCTAAAACATTACCAATCACAAAGACTCGTAAACGCAGAAAAAAGCTTAAAGTAGAATCAGATTGGAGAGACTATTATGGCTCCAATAAACATCTGAATGAAGAAGTTAGTAAACACGGTAAAGACTTCTATCATCGAGAGATACTTCATCTCTGTAAAACAAAAGGTGAATGTGCCTATATGGAAACAAAAGAACAATTTGATAGAGAAGTATTATTATCAGACGAATATTATAACGGTATAATCAATTGTAGAATAGGTGCAAAAAGTTTAAAAAACATGTGTACAAATGACTAATTATATGGTATAATAATATATTATTATGGCAAAAATTTATAAATTCCCATCAAAAGAAGAGCTTCAAAAGCGTGAGATGTGGAAAGAATACGACGATGAAACCAATACATTAAATCATTATAGTGATGAATGTATTGAAGCTTCTCATTTTTTATTAGAGGTATTGGAAGAGTTTATTAATACAGGTGAAGTATCACCAGATTTTATGGATATGAATTTCAGAGATGAAACAATCCAGGAATCTCGTGATATGTTTGTAGTGGTAAACATGTTAAATGCAATGTTTAATAGATATTATGGTATGCCTCATGCTCTCCATAGAGAAATGGATAGAGTATATACAAAAATTAAACTCTTATCAACTCAAAACGATCAAGCCAAAATAGATTTACAAAAAGAATATGAGATAATATTTGAGCCGGAGGAGCCAGATGATACTGATTGATTATAGCCAAATTGCTATTAGTAATATTATTGTACAAAAATTAAATGACGAGAACATGATAAGGCATATGATACTGAATAGTATTCGTATGTATAATAAACGATATCGCGATGAATATGGAGAAATGGTTATTTGTGCTGATGGTATGAATACATGGAGAAAAGAATTCTATCCATTCTATAAAGCAAATCGTAAAAAGAATCGCGATGAATCATCTCAAGATTGGACTGAAATATTTAGAATTCTGCATCTTGTAAGAGATGAGATCAGAGATTATTTACCATATAAAGTAATTCATATGGAAGGTGTAGAAGCAGATGATATTATTGGAACTCTTACAATGCAAACACAAGAGTTTGGTATGGGTGAACCTGTTATGATTATATCGTCAGATAAAGATTTTATTCAATTACAAAAGTTTAATAATGTTAAACAATATAGTCCTATACAAAAGAAATTAGTTACAGATTCAAACCCAAGAATGTATCTATTTAATCATGTTATGAGAGGAGATAGTGGTGATGGTATACCTAATGTGCTTTCTCCTGATGATACATTTGTCACAGAAAGACAACAAACTCCTCTAAGAAAAACAAAAATAGCTGAATGGTTGGATCAATCAGATAATTTAAGAGAAGTGATGGACGAAGAGATATATCGTAATTATCAAAGAAATAAAAAGCTTATTGATTTAACAGATATTCCAGAAGATGTGCAACAAAACATTATAAATAATTTTAATGGGCAAACAAAAACGCCAAATATGAAAGTATTAAATTATTTAATAAAGAAAAGATGTAACAATTTGATTGAAGTCGTGGAGGAATTTTACAATGGCTAAAAAATTAATCTCAGAAGTTTTGGAACAAGCTTCCAAATTATCTAAAAAAGAGGAAAGAGTCGCTTTCCTTAGACAAAATAGATCACCAGCATTACTTGATATGTTAAGAATCGCATTTGATGACGATGTGGTTACAGTATTACCAAGTGGAGCTCCAACATATCGAAAAGACGATGCACCAGCTGGATATGAATATACTAGTTTACATAGAGCACATAGAAGATTTAAATATTTCTTTAAAGGACCAATTGCAAATAGCGTACAACCTTTAAGAAGAGAAGGAATGTTTTTAAGTTTATTAGAGTCACTACATGGAGACGAAGCCGAATTGCTTATAGCGGCGAAAGATAAGTCGCTAAAATACAAGGGCATCACGAAGAAATTAGTTCAGGATGCCTTTCCTAACTTGATTAAAAAATAAGGAGGTGATCATCATCTACACTTATATTATGATAGTATTAAATTTAATTAACAAAATTTGGAGAATGCCTATGAGTTTTATTCAAATTGAAAGACTGAAGAAAGATATTTCTGAAGCACAATATTATCAAAAAAGATTAATTAAAAAAGGGAAGCATGTATTAGCTTATAAGATGGGTAAAAAGATTGATTACATGTCTCACGCGTTGAATGACATAAAAGCAGTTTAGGAGGAACAGGCCGAGAGGCCGTAAGGCCTCTCATTTTACATTATGAATTTGTTTATATTAGATAATGATCCAGTGATAGCAGCACAAATGCAATGCGACAAACATGTGCCAAAAATGATTGTCGAATCAGCTCAAATGTTATCTACAGTACATCGTATGCTCGATGGAGCTATGGAAAGAAGACTGTCTAAGTCTGGTAAAGTAAAAGTACAATATTGGAAATTAAATGACGAAAGAGAAGATATTCTCTATAAGGCATGTCATTTCAATCATCCATGTACTATATGGACAAGAGAAAGCTGTGTAAATTATACATGGCATTATGAACATTTTATTGCTCTTTGTAATGAATATACATATCGTTATGGTAAAACTCATATGACAGATACTAAATTAAGAGATGTATTAAAGAACAAACCACATAATATACCACACGAAGATAAAATGACACCGTTTAAATTGGCAATGAAAAGTAATCCTGAATGTATGTTTGAAGATGCTGTAGAATCTTATCGTGCATTTTATCAAACAAAACAAAAACGATTTAATATGGTTTGGACAAAAAGAGAAAGACCGGAGTGGTTCCATGCAATTTAAATTTTACGAAAGAAGATATTCCTTTAAAGGTAATTTTGCTTATGCAGCTAACTGTATTCGTCATGCACTAGAAATGATGGGTCATACAGAATCAGAAACAGAAGAAGCAGATCTACATATTTACAATCATACATGTAGAGATCTTGAACCTTTTATGGAAGAGAATGCTATTATCTTTAAACCCACAGCACCAACAAGTAAACACTTTCAAATATGTGATTTAGGATATGCTAATAGTTCTCGTATTACATTTGAAGAACCAGTTGAATATGAATATCGTAAATATGATAATACTGAATGGAATGAAATTCAGGACATGGTTCAAAGAAGAGCAAATAAGTGGGATGATTCCATAATGCTTAAATGGCCAGATGCAAAAGATGTAAAGGATGATCATATACTTATTATTGGCCAAATGCCAGAAGATGAAACAGTCATGGGATTTGGATTTGGTGATCATTGGAAAAAGATGTATCAAATTATTGATAAGTTAGATGATTATAATCTTGTGATTAAATTACATCCACGTATTCGTAAAGCAAGTCATCGCATACGTGATATAAATAAATGTATAAAAGAATGGGAACTAAGAGGTCATCAGGTGTTTAGTGGTTACGAATCTATACACAGCATTTTACCTCATACGAAAGTAGCTATTACAGAAAATAGTACAGCGGGCATCGAATGTATGATGCATGATGTACCAATCATATCGTATGGTTATCCAGACTATCATTGGATAACAAAAGATTTAAGAATCCTCACAACACTTCGTAACTCAATAGATGACCTATCTTGGTTTAATAAGGAAAAGAGCCGAAGATTTCTATGTTGGTATGTGTTTGAATATCTGTGTAGTGATATACCAACAACAATGAATCGATTAGAGGAATTAATATAATGCCGTTGTACGATTTTGAAAATAAAAAAACAGGTGAGATCGAAGAACATATGGTCAAACTCGCAGAGTATGATCAATTTTTAATAGATAATCCAGACTTAAAAAGAATAATAAGTCCTGTAGGTATTGATTTTGATGGTGGTAAATCAATATTAAATAGAGCGGGCGATGGATGGAAAGAAGTACAAGATCGTATCAAAAGTGGAATGCCTCCTAGGCTCAGAGATAACATCAAAACAAAATAGGAGTACTATGAAAATAATATCAAAAGACTTTCACAAGATGATGAAACAAAGTAGAATTCAAAACGTGATTAAAAAGTTTATACCAAAACAAGATGCAAAAAGAAGAACTGATAGAACTAATAAACAATCTGCCGACTGAGGATACAAAAGGAGAACTAGTTGGAATATTCATTGGAAGACATGGTGAGGTGGTTACCACCGATAGTATCCGTATTGATATGGATGGCGGTCGAGTTATACTGGCTCAAAAGGGATCGGGTCAAGCCGAAGTAAACAAAAACAATTGGCAAAAAGAATTGGAATTTATACGTAATGCAAAAGCCAAGTAGACTCAGAATAGAGCATCTTAAAAAATTAGAACCTTTAACAAAGAATCAAGAGATTGTTTTTGATTCATATAATAAAGGTAATCATTTAATCTTATCAGGCTCTGCGGGGACGGGTAAAACTTTCCTCGCAACCTACCTAGGTTTACAATCAGTATTGGGAAAAGATCGTCAAGATAAAGTAGTGATTGTAAGATCAGCATTACCTACAAGAGATATGGGATTTCTTCCTGGTGAAAAAGCAGAAAAAGAAGCAGCATATATGGATCCATATATTGCTATTGTAAATGAACTATTCCAAGATAAAGAAGGTTGGAGAAAGATGATTCAATTTAAACATATTGAATTTTTAACAACTTCTTTTATCCGAGGTATTACAATAAATGATGCTGTAGTAATAGTTGATGAAGCACAAAATTGTACATTCCATGAATTATGTAGTATAATAACTAGATTAGGTGAAAATTGTCGCTTTATATTATGTGGAGACTATTATCAAAGCGACTTCGTTAAGCAAAGCGAAAAAAGTGGTTTATATTCATTTATAAATATTATTAATCATATGAAATACTTTGATCATATTGAATTTGAGTGGAATGATATTGTGCGAAGTGGATTGGTAAGAGACTTTATTATGACTAAAGAAATGTTAGAGAAAAAAGAATTATGAATTTTAAACATGAACCAGTAGATCTAGGATATTTTGATTTAACTGCAGAATCAACTGGAAAGGGTCGCTTATACACAGATCCAGATGGAAACAAATATCCTTCAATAACAACAGTCCTATCAATACTTTCTAGAAAAGCAATACAAGAATGGAGAGCTCGTGTTGGAGAAGAAGAAGCCAATCGCATATCTAGACAGGCTAGTTCTCGTGGAACAACTGTTCATAATATAATTGAAAAATATATTGCAAATGATCCCGATTATATTAAAGATGAAATGCCACATAATGTTCAAACATTTAAAGATGTACAACCTATATTAGATGAATCTGTGACAAAGGTATATCAACAAGAAGCTCCTCTTTATTCTAAACATCTTGGTGTAGCTGGAAGAGTAGACCTTGTAGGACAATGGAAAGGTATAGATTCTATTATTGATTGGAAGACATCACGTAAGCATAAAAAGAAAGAATGGATATCTAATTACTTTATGCAATGTGCAGCATATGCAATTATGTGGGAAGAAAGAACTGGTGTACCTATTAAACAATTAGTTGTATGTATTGCTGGTGATGAAGGACCACAAGTCTTTATTGAAGACCGAGATAATTGGACAACCGATTTAATAAATACAATCAACGAATATAAAAGAGAAAAATTCTGGGAGAAATAATATGAGTTTTTTATTAGAAGCATTAATTAAAAAACTAGAGGGTGAAATTGAAGTAGCAAAAGCTAACATTATAGTATATACAAAATCTGCTGTTGGTGTTGGTGAACATAGTGACATTGTTGAAACCATTGAAAAAGAAGTTACTAAAATAGCCGAAGCACAAGATAAAATCAACACTATTAAATCATTAAAGTTATAAATAGATATGTACATACTACACAAAATGTGGTATAATATCTATTATGATAAGGTTTAACGAGTTTTTAACAGAAGGAAATAAAGGTCTTACGATATTTGATATCGATGATACTATGTTTATTTCAAAAGCTCGTGTTATTGTAAAGAATAAAAACAATACTAAAGAGAAACCTTTAACACCACAAGACTTTAATAGTTATAAATTGAGTAAAGATGAATATTTTGATTTTGGTGAATTTAAATCATCAAAGATATTTTATCAGACAGCAACACCAATTGCACGAATGGTAGCAAAGGCAAAAGCTATTATTAAAAATGCTACGGCAAAAGGTTCAAAAGTAATTGTTGTGACTGCAAGATCTGATATGGACGATAAAGATTTATTTATTAAAACATTCGAGGCTCACGGTATACCAATGAAGAATGTGTATGTCGAAAGAGCTGGGAATATGAGTGGTAAAAATAGTGCTGCTAATAAATCAATCATCTTTAAAAAATATTTAAAGACTGATGAATATGCAAGAGTAAGACTCTTTGATGATCATAAAGAAAATTTGGATGCTTTATTAGATTTACAAAGAGAATTTCCAAATATTGAAATGTTTGCTTATTTAGCAAATAAAAATGGTAGCATAAAAAGAATTAAGTGATATATAATAGATTAAAAAGTGCAGCCTATGGTGAAGGTAAAAGATATTTTCGTTGGTGGTTGCAATGGACTGGGAGAGTATAGTATGGCAAAGTGGCCTAAGTCAGAGCCGTGGAATGGCGGTAAAAGAAAACATTGGTTATTTGATAATGGTTGGGAAATATCATTAGTTAAATTTCCAGGTTCGTATGGATATAAAAATGGTGAATGGGAATTAGCAATGATGTATGATGGTTTATTCATGGATCCACCCGCTGATAAAATGGAAAATATATTAAATGATTATCATAAAGCCGATGAAGGCATTTATGGTTATTTAAAAGATCCTGATGCAGATAGGATTATTGAAATGGTGAGGAGATTATAATGCCAATAAAAATAGGAAAATCAATGAGAAAGGTCGTGCGAGGAGCATCAAGACCTAGCTTTGAATATGAACATGATTACGTTAAGTGTCGAACAAAAGAAGAACTAATCGAAATGTATAATAGCCCTACAACAATTCCAAAGAAAAAACAAAAGATTAAAAATGAATTAGTTCGTAGAGGTGGTGTAGTATTTAAATGAGTAAGCAAGCGGAATATCGTAGAAAGACTTACGGTTTAAGTAATTATAGAAAAAGATTACAAAAGAAAGAACGCAATCGTAGATTAATAGGACTAGGAGTTGCAGTGATATTTTTAATTGTAGCAGGATTTTTATTTTTTAACAATGGGTAAATTAAGACAAATAATTAGAAAGTGGATTGATAGAATGATTGAAAAATCATTTCAGCGTCAAGCAGATAAGATTTTTATGAAACATCAAGTCAAATATAGGGATAGTGATAATACATGACAGCTAAGAACGACATTACAGGAGATTCTATAAAGTCTAAGATCACTAGTAAATCTTATTTGGATAACTATGATAAGATATTTGGTGTAAAAGCTCGTAAAAAAACACCTTCTCATGCTACTACACAAATACATATAGATAAGACAAAACAAATCCCTAGACATTATAAATATAATAATAATATAGAGGAACAACTATGAGTATAGATATAGACGCATTTGATTTTGGATTTACCGCTGTAGATGAAAGCGAATTAGAAGCGGTACAGAAATTATCAACAGAAGCTTCATCAGTAGCAGCAACATCAGCTGAAATGGAAGATAAGCTTAATAAACTATATAATGCAATATTACCTTTATTATCAAATTTAAAAGCAAACCCAGAAAAGGATTATATTTACTGGCCAAATAGGACAGAAAAAGTAGAAGCCTTTGAAGATTTAATATCAGGAATAGTTAAATAATGGCAATACCAACTACTGGACCAATTAAAATGGGAGGTGCTGGAACTAATAGTATCGCTCAAGTCAAAGCAGGTACCGATACAGGTACTCCATCGGCAGTTCAAAATGTATCATTAAGAGGATTATCTGTTGATGGTGTTAATGATTTTCAATACGTAGGTGGAGCAGCTGTAGATATTGCTGTAGCTGGAAGCTCTCCTGATCAAACTGCTCCACATAGAATGTCAGAGTTTCGTGGATACGTTCAAACACTAGCTACAACCTATAATAACAGTTTATCTGAAAGCGAATATTCACTTGATAGTAATATTATAGTACAACCACAACTTAGAATACAATATGCAAGTGGAAATATTAACGTTAACTGGTATCCCGATAGCGAAAATCCAAGCCCAGCTGATGGAACACTTGTATATCAAATTGTAAATCCAGCATCTGGATATACTGTAAGAGAAACACATACTGAAACTGGTGATGGACCAAACACTTGGATATATTCAAATATACAACCAAATGGTTCAGCAGTTTCGATTCCAACTTCGACTTCTTTTGTGGATTGGCAACCTGAATTTGAATCTGGAGGTGGATATGATGATCCAGGACAGAATAACTCTACGTTAACGGTAAGTCTTATTTTTGAAAAATCAGGTGAAACAACCTTTACATATAACTTTACACTAGACGTTTCTATAGAAACAGCCGGTGAAGGTGGACAATAATATGTATCATCACTTAAGGAACAAAGATATGAACATAAATCAATTAAAAGAAACATTAAAAGTTGACGAAGGAGTAGTTTATGAGATATATAATGATCATCTTGGCTATGCTACATTTGGTATTGGCCATCTCGTGCTTGAAACCGATCCCGAACATGGGCAAACAGTTGGTACCCCAGTCAGCGAGGAACGTGTTGATGAATGTTTCGAAAAAGATGTACAAACAGTAATAGAAGACTGTAAAAAATTACATGATGGTTGGGATGGCTATCCTGAAGAGGTGAAACAAGTCATCGCAAATATGATGTTTAATATGGGACTCACGCGCTTGAGCAAGTTTAAGAACCACAACGCAGCGCTGCAATGTGGTGATTGGAAGGAGGCTGCCAAAGAAGGCAGAGATTCAAGATGGTACAGTCAAGTGACGAACAGAGCCGAAAGGCTGATGAAAAGACTCGAGGAGATCTAAAAAAACCGAAACATAAAGGTAATTTTTGGTGTCATGAGAGAAAGGACTTTTTCAAATGGGAAGAGTTGATTAATTATAACTATAAGACCTAGGAGGTATATATTATGGATTTAGCATTCATAGTGATTGGTGGAATAATATTAGTAGCAGGAATTTATGCTGTTTATGATAATTCCAAACCTGCGTCAGGAGTTAGAGCAAGAAACGAGAAAGGACATTTTGTAAAAGATGATCCTGATACTCATCACAAAAACGAAGCTTATAAAGATGGTAAAACACCAGCTATAAAGAAAGCTCCAGTGAAGAGAAAACCAGCAGCTAAGAAGCCTGCTGCTAAGAAAGCTCCAACACAACGCAGAACCAGAAAAAAAGCAGCTAAAAAATAAGTTGTAACAGAACTATTTCTGTATAAATAAAATAGAAATGGTAAGACATTAATCTTACTATGTAATCTAATGGAGAATATAATGAAAAATTTATTTACTCTGTTCGCTGGATTAGTTCTTATTACGAACTGTGCTTCTATTGGAAGCGTCGTAGAAGGAACTAAGGAGTTTACAACTGGAGTTGTTGATGGTGCTGTAAAAGGTACTTCAACTATTGTTTCAGCTGTAGCTTCTGATGTGGTCTCCACAGGAGAATTCGTCGTTGAAACAGCTGTTGATGTAGGTAAAACTGCAGTCAATACTGGTACTGGAGTTGTTCAAAAAGCAGCTAACAGAATCGATGAAGAAACTGACAAATTACAAAACCCTCACCCTGAGGGAAAGTAGCTTGGTCTCTTTTTCCACAATATCCTAAAGAAAAAAAGGATATTCTGGAAAAGGAGAGAGTAGTTGAAGAAGCAAAAAATGATATAACTATTATCATTAAAATTGTGAAACGCTACTGTACGCAATATCCGGAAGAGTGCGAACAATAATATTAAAGGGTCCCGTTCAGGGACCTTTTTTTTATAAATAGTTACATGGAAGAAGTGTTTCAATTGATATCCGATCTAGGGTTACCTATTGCAGGAGCTCTAATTATGGGATTCTTTATATTTACAATCATCAAACAAATATTTGAAGGAATTGTAGATAGTATTAAAACACTGACAATGTTCTGTGCTTCATTAGAGAATAGAGCCAGAACAATGAGTAATGAAATGGTGAAAATCGATTTACTTGTAAGTAGTGCACTCGAGCTTAGACCAGATATTGAAAGAATTGCAAGGGCAGAAAATTTCATTGAAGATGGTAAGCTTGACGTGAGAAGAGATTAATATGGAAATTGCAGATTTAATAGCCCAGTATGGGTTTCCAACAGTTATGGTTGTTGGTTTAGGTTATTTTGTTTACTTTGTTTATAGTTTTATAAACGAACATATAGAACCAGTGATTGAAAAAATGCATTTTCAACTTATTCGAGTAATAGATCAAATGAGAATGTTAGATCAGGATATAATCCGTCTACAACAAAAAGTAGACACAGTACTAGAATATAAGGAAAATGAAAAGAAGAAGACTGAAAAAACTAAGAGAACAGAGTGAATTATTAGTACTCGTTACTCTTTTCGTAATGACTACAATGTCAATTACGCCAAATGTAAGTGCTTCTCCAATCGTACATGAATTTAAAAATCCATCATTTAGTGGTATAGGTACAGGAGCACATTACTTAACAATCGAAAACCAAGAGCATTCACGTAAGAAAGCAATTGAAGAAGCTCTTGAGTCTGCACGTAAAGCTGCTGAAAGAGAAGCAGAAAATACAACTCTTGCAAAGTTCATTCGTAATTTAGAGAGTAGAATATATGCACAGTTTGCTAAACAACTCGTTGAGTCAATGTTTAGTAATGATAATCCAGCATCATTTGGTTCTTTTGTATTAGAGGGAAATACTATTACATGGAATCTAGAAGTTGATGAATCTGGTGTTGAATTTATAAGACTCACGATTGTGGCATCTGATGGTACCACAACCGAAGTTGTTATCCCTGTTGGTACTGGTAATTTTGGACAAGATCCTGATTCAGGAACTGGGGATGGAACTGTTGGTTAAGTATCTTTTAGCAATAATATTAGTTTTACAAGGATGTGCTTCAGTTCCTCGATGGTCTGAAGAGCCACAAAACTGTAATCCTGATATGTGGGGTCCAGAATATAATCATGATTTATGGAACTATGCAAAAGCATCTGGTAGAATCTTTACTAAAGCAATGCCATATATTTGTGTAGAGAATCCAGAAGTTGTTAAACTACCTGCTTATATAGAATTATTAAAAATACCACCTGCTGAAAGTATGCCAGTGGTTGCAGTATATCAGTTTCAAGATAAAACAGGTCAAAGAAAAGCACGACCTGGTATTGCAGATTTTTCAACAGCCGTAACTCAAGGAGGAGTTGAAATGGTAGTTGATGCGTTAAAAACTGCAGGACAAGGAACATGGTTTCGTGTTGTTGAACGAAATGGAATTGATAATCTAATTCGCGAAAGACAAATTATCCGAAGTGCAAGGCAAGATGTTGCCAAGCAAGAAGGAGAAGAGAAATACCAAGAATTGAATCCACTCTTATTTGCTGGTATGATTATTGAGGGTGGAATAATTGGTTATGATACTGATATCAAAACAGGAGGACGAGGCGCACGAACTCTTGGTATTGGTGTGAGTAGACAATATCGTCAAGATGTTGTCACAATAAGTATGAGAGCCGTATCGGTTCTAACAGGTGAAGTATTACTTAATGTACAAACTCGAAAAACTATATTTAGTTATGGTACTGGAGGCGATGTATTTAAATTCATCGAGGAAGGTACTCAACTAGTAGAGTTTGAAGACGGAATTGGTAATAATGAATCAGTGACTTACTCAGTACGAACAGCGATTGAAGCTGCAGTACTGGAATTAATACAACAAGGCCACAGACGTGGTTATTGGAAAATAGAGGGTTATAACGAAAATGAAGAAACTAATTAGTTTATTTTTACTTATGTCGACATCATTCGTTTTCGCACAAGCCACTGATGATAACGAAATCAATATTACTCAATCTGGTGATACACTTAAGTTGTATATCGATCAGATAGGATTTGGTAACAAGATTGGCGGAGACAATGGTTCATCTGGATCATTATCTGGAATGTCAATTACTGGTACTACTCTTGAGTTTGATCTTGATTTTACAGGGAACCAAAACGTTTTGTTTGGTCCAGTTGTCGCAGATAGTTCTTACTATAAGCTAGACTTTACTGGGGATTCAAACTCAATTGATTGGAACATAGGTTATATCGGTAGTGCTGATAGTTCAAACATTAACTTTGATGTTACTGGTGACAGTAATACTTTTGATTTAGATCAAGGTTATGTTTACAGTGCTGAAAGACTAGATGCTGACCTTATATTAATCGGTAGTTCTAATGTTTTTGATGTAGATTGGGAAGCTGATGATGTTATATGGAACTTTGATATTACAGGGAGTTCTAATAACATTAACACACTACAGCAAGATGGAGCAAATGAGATGACAGTTACCTTAAATGGTGACAGTGCTGATATTGATATTAATCAAATATCTGGTACATGTGTTGGATCAAATGCTGCATGTGCTTCTCCAAATGCTTTATTAACATTAGATATTACAAGTGATAATGCAATCATTCAAATTAATCAAAAAGATTCGTCTAACGATTCTTAATTTGTTATTCATCGGTGGGGTCTTTGCTGACCCCATCGGCGAAATTATAGAGCAAACAGGCTCAACATCACTCATACGCGATAAAGAACAAATTACAGTCACTGCTGCATATCTGCCTGAGATTGAATTATACGATACAGCAGAAACTGCAAATGGTAAAATGAAAATTGAGTTTTTAGATAAAGCTCAATTAGATTTAAAAGAACATAGTGAGGTTTATATTGATGAGATCTATTACGATCCAGATCCTTCACTCTCAAAAATGTCTATGCGATTTACAATGGGAACAGCAAGATTTGCTTCAGGTTCTCTTGGATTAGTCAACAAAGCAAATATAGACATACAAACACCCACTGCCACAATTGGTATTCGTGGAACAGATTTTACAACCACCATTGATGAATTAGGTAGAAGTTTAATTGTACTTTTACCAGATGCAAATGGTGATCCATCTGGAGAAATAACAGTTTCAAATCTTGGTGGAACAATTACACTCAATCAAGCTTATCAAGCAACAATGGTAACTGCATTAGATAAAATACCAACACAACCAGTACAAATACTTGGTATTACTCCATCGATGATTGATAATATGTTTATTGTCAATCCACCACCTGCTATAAAACAAGCAGTACAAGAACAAGCACAAGACGATGCAAATTATGATCAAGGCGTATTAGATATAGACTTCTTAGAATATAATGAATTAGATAAAGATATTGATGATTATGCAGAAGGCGAAGAAGATTTTAATCGTATTGATATTGATTATTTGGCTGGAGACTTTTTACCAGATCTTTTAGATGTCGTAGAAGAATTAGTCAAAACAACTCAAAAACTTGCAGATGCTCAAGAAGATTCTGGTGGTGGAATGGGGAGTTGGAAAATAGATGGTCAACAATTTGGATTTAATAGTGATAGTAAATATAATATCTTTGAAGAAGACGGCAAATTAGTTGTGTTTCGAGATAGTAATGGTATTATAAATATAATTATAGCTAATGGAGGAAATGGCTTTATTAATACTCGTGTTGATGGATACGAAGGAATATTAACATTTGGAAGTGGAGAAGGAATAGAAATATATGTCAATCAATCAAACTAAAGATACACCACTATTAATTATAGGTTGGTTAGTATTATTATTATATGTTGGTTTAGCATTTGGTGACGATAATCAAATTACTATTGATCAAACGGGAGGAGATAACTTTTCTTTGAATATTGAACAATATGGTGCTAAGAACGAAATTAAAATGTATGATAATTATTCATATTTAAATGGTGCAAATATGTCATTACATTTATATCAAAACAATGATGGAACAAATCAAAACACAATTGATCTATGGCATTTAGATGGATCAAATAATAGTATTCGTTGGGGTCAGGGTGGTAAACTAGATGATGCATCTGATACAACATTCTATTATGATGGAAGCGAAAGCGGTGGTCATTATGCTAACTTAGACATACACGGAAGTAATAATAATGTTTCAGGCTGGCAAGCAAATTCAGGTAATGGAGGTCATACTTACAATCAATTAATCTTTAGTAGTTATAATGATGTGTATGTAGAACAACGAGGTGATGGTGCTAAAACATTAAATCTTACTATTAGCAATGATGGTAATGATGTAGAAGTAATTCAAAAGAATACAGGACATACGGCAACAATTAACTTATCAGGTAGCTATGGAACAACATTAAATCTTTTACAACAAGGATATACATCACAAACTTATTCACTTTCACAAAGCTGTGTAACTGTCGGTGGTTGTTCGGTATCAGTCACACAAGGTAATTAATGGCATATTCAAAAGAAGTAATAGAAAGATTTGAAGGAGTCTTAAATAGTCCACAACAATTTTCTGTTGGAAGATTTGATCCTAACGATCCAACAGTAGCAACAGGAATGACTGGAGCTCCAGCTTGTGGTGATGTAATGAAACTACAATTAAAGATCGATCCAGGTAATGATCGAATTGTAGATGTTAAATTTAAAACATATGGCTGTGGTTCTGCAATTGCAAGTTCTACAATGTTTGTAGAAATGCTTAAAGGTAATACAATAGAAGAAGCAAAACAAATAAAAGATAAAGATATTGCTGAAGCATTAAATCTACCAGCAATTAAATTACATTGTTCTGTATTAGCAGAAGATAGTATAAGAAAAGCAATCGAAGATTGGGAAGAAAAGAAAAATGGAAATAACAAATGAAGCAATTGAAAAACTTATTGAAAAAACTCAGGGAGAATATAATATCATACGCATTGGTGTCACTGGGGGGGGTTGTGCTGGGTATGAATATATTTTTGATTACGAATCCGAAGTACATGGCGATGACCACGTGTTCGACTACGGTTCCTTCACTGTCGTCATCGACAGCAACTCCTTGCCTTACTTATCTGAAGCAACCTTAGATTATATTATACTTGGAATTAATGAATCATTTAAAATCATTAATCCAAAAGAAACTGCATCATGTGGATGTGGTGTTTCAGTAGGATTTTAAAATGAAATATATATTAGTATTATATTTTTTAAGCGGAGAAACTGTATTAGATTCTCCAGCCGTCAAAGCATTTGAAACACAAAATCAATGCGAAGCTTTTATTGAGAAAGAAGGTATGAAAAAGATGGATATCTATATAAAATATTATAGAGAAAATAAAGATAAAATGAAAGGCGATGAATTACAATTAACTTTAAAATGCCATAGGATACTTCCTAAATATTTGGTATAACACAGTATAACACTTTATGAAATATTTAACATCAATTTGGACAACAATACTCTTAGGTATAACACTTTTAGGAGTGCGTATTGCCGATCCACAGATAGTAGAAGAATTAAGATTAAGTATATTTGATCAATATATTCAATCACTTCCAGTAGAACATTCAGAAGAAATAGTTCTTTTAAACATTGGTGAAAATTCACTAGAGAAATTTGGTCAATATCCTTGGCCAAGACAATACTATGCACAAATGATTGCTGATTTAAGAAATGCAAATGCTGGTATGATTGGATTTACAATTATGTTTCCAGAACCAGATAGGTTTGGTGGTGATGAAGTCTTTGCATCATGGGTAAAAGACAATGGTATTATATTAGCTCAAGATGCAGATGAGAATGGTAGATCAGAAAAAGCACCTTATGTTGGATATGCAACATTTGGATATGCTGGTGATCCATTAGATTTTACATATCGTTATAAAGGTTTAGTAACAAATATAGAATCTTTAGAATCAGGTGCATGGGGTGCAGGATTATTAAATGGAGCACCAGAAGTTGACAATGTAACACGTAGAATACCTTTAATGTCACAGGTCAATGGAGATCTTTATCCATCATTTGCTTTAGAAACAGTCAGAGCATTACAAAATAAAAAGAGTTATACAATTAAATTAAATGAAAGTGGTATTGAGGAAATTATACTTAGACCATTTCAAATACCTACAGATTCAAATGGCAGTATTTGGTTGAAATGGAATACACACTTTACAGAAATAGAATATGATGGTCAACCAATAGAAGATTTAAATGGTAAGACTGTTATTGTTGGTGTAACTGCTAAAGGGATTGTACCTCAGACCTCAACTCCAGCTGGATTGCTTTATCCTCATCAATTACAGGCATCGGCTCTTCAGTCAATAATGTCTGATTCTCCGATATCTCGTCCTCAGTGGACTTTTCAAGCGGAAATAGGTCTAATTCTAATTGGATCTCTTTTGATTGTATTGAGTATATATTATCTACCGATTTGGATATCATTTGTACTCTTCTTCTTGACTTCGACTGCCGCAACAACTTTATCCTATTACGCTTGGTACGAATTTTCTATACTCCTCGATTTATCAGCTTCTCTAATAATATATATAATTTTACTGTCCTCAGCGAGCTTTAATAATTTCTATAAACAATTTGTTTTACGACAACAGATAAAGAAACAATTTGGTACATATGTATCTCCAGACCTAGTCAAACAATTACAGAAAGACCCATCACTTTTAAAGCTTGGTGGAGAAAGAAAAGAAATGACATTTATGTTTATGGATATATGTGGCTTTACTCCAATATCAGAACATTATAAGAACAATGATGACCCAGAAGGATTAGTGATTCTTATAAATAATTATTTAGATACCATGACTAAAATTGTTCTTAAGAATGGTGGAACAATCGATAAATTCATGGGTGATTGTATCATGGCTTTTTGGAATGCTCCCTTAGATTGTGAGGACCATGCTGATAAAGCTGTACAAACATCTATTGAAATATGCGAAGCAGCAGATGAACTTATACAACAACTTGAGGACCAAGGTTTACCTAGGATTGATATTGGTATTGGCATCAATACCGGCACCTGTATCGTCGGAAACATGGGATCAGAATCTCGATTTGACTATTCCGTTATTGGAGATGCCGTCAACCTTGGGGCTCGACTCGAAGGACAAACACGCAATTATGATGGGGTTCGAGTGTTGTTGGGACCAGAAACTTATCAAAGCTGTCCATCAAGAAAATTTTCTGAAGTCGATAGAATCCTCGTTAAGGGAAAATCCGAAAAAGTTACAATATACACACCAATTTAAATTTAATTTAAGCGACCCAATTCACCCATATGCTTGGTATGCATTTTTAGCTCTACAAGCAGCAGATGTTTGGACAACAAATAGAGGTATGGATTTTGATTGTGTATATGAAGCAAATCCTTTATTACCTAGTGTACCACACAGAGATAGAATAATATTACATAAGCTCTTATTTTTAAGTCCTATTGATATAATGTATAATTATGATTTATTAACCTATCAAGAAATGATTTTACCTTTTATTTTATCAAATTATGTTGTTTATAATAATCTAGGAGTTATAGATAGAGCAAAAAAACGCTGTCAAAAAAGATAATCCATCCATTAAAGGTCAAAAAACATGCATGTTTTTTGCAAAAAACACTGTACATATTCCTAGAAGTATAGTATAATATAACTATATTTTCGATAAGGAGTCAAAATGGAAAATTTATATAGAGTTTACTTGGACACAGAATCAGAGTCCAAGCTTATTGGTGCATTTCCTAATTTAGGAGATAAAACTACTTTAGATCTTTGCGCTCAAATTGCCAAAGATACTGATTATGAGATCTGGGCTGCAACACCTTTATCATATGTTGATGCTTGGGGTTTTGCTCGACTCAACATATTTACTAATGGTCACTTTGAACCATTCAATGGTTGTAGTAGATCAAAATTAGCAACTGACGTACAATTTTAATAGCGAGGGGTTTACATACCCCTCATTTTGTTGTATAATAATAGTATGAATATAATTTTTGACATAGATGGAACCATAGCAAATTGCGATCATAGAAGGCATTTTGTTACTGATGGGAATAAAGATTGGAAGTCATTTAGATCTCATACAAAATTCGATACACCAATACAGCATGTTTGCGATATGGCAAAACAGCATGTGGCTGATGGAGATACAGTCATGTTCGTATCAGCAAGAAATAATTCAGAAAGAGATATTACAATAAAACAAATACAAGATTGGATTGGTATAGACTCACCTATATTGTTTATGCGTCCAGATGACGACTACAGGCCTGACGATGAATTTAAAAAAGATGTCCTTATTATTATAAGAGATATTATCGACGGTAATCCAGACGTCGTCTACGATGATCGAAATAGGGTTGTTGATATGTGGAGAGCAAATGGAGTTAATTGTGTTCAAGTAGTATCAAGAGCAGATGGAGATTTTTAATTGAATAAAAAAGTACGACAAAGACATAAAGAAACAGCAACCACAGTAGGAACAGGTTTATTAATTAATTATCCTTTAAACCTTTTCCTCTTATGGTTGTTTATAGATCATTTTAATATCACGGATCCTATTTTATTAGGTACTCTCGTCACACTATTAATGACTTTTGTTGCCTATACGAGGATATATTTAATCAGAAAATATTATGAGAAGGACTAGCAAAGGTCAAAAAACATGCATGTTTTTGCAAAAAAACTATGTACAAATTCTCGCTAGATGGTATAATAGTAATATAAATTGATGATAAGGAGAAATATGGAATCAATACAATATATACCCTGCACCGATAGCTACTCAGCAAACGGTACCTCACTCAAAGGTTACATTGAGAATATTACAACTAATCAACTAATTGAGATGTTTGGTGATCCACTAGGTGGAACAACAGACGGCAAATGCTCAGTTGATTGGGTTATTGAAACTCAAACTATTACTGAAAATGGAGATACTGATTATGGTATCTTTACTCTTTATGATTGGAAAGGTTCAAGACCTTCCGATAATGATACACCTTGGACAGTAAATGTAGGTGGTAATAAACTACAAGATTTATGGGACGCTCAAAGAGCATTTGAGCTATTTGAAACAACGGACATTCGCTATTCTGCTGATAAAGCATGTATGGCACAAGGTGTCTATCACGAAGCGGAGGTTGCATAATGACTATGAATTTTGAACACATCGCAACAAGAACTCCATGTAATTGTCAGATGCTTTTATCTGATAAAATATTATGGACACTTGGATTTGAAAACTATGTCACAACAAGAATCATGAATAGATTTGAAATGACATGGATTGATTTTGATTATATAGGAGTAAAACATGGGTAAATCATTCGATGAAGTAATGGCTGTACTTAAAGCCGAAAAAGAAAATTACGAGTTTAAACAAACTGTAAGAAAGGTTTATAATAGACCTAAATTAACAAAACAAGTTAAAAAGGCTAGAAGTCAAGCACCAGGCCGACTTGATTGTTTTAAAGATGAAAATAGAACATATTCAGATAAAGAAGTAAGAACCTATTTAGATGGTACATCTTATTTTGAAACTTACAATGCAATGAAAGGATATGATAGTTATGAATAATATTACAAGAAGAGTTATTGCTTTGAGAGAAGCTCGTGATAGAGCTCAAGACCCAGACTTTAAATTGCTCTGGGATCAAAAGTTAAGAGAATTAATTAAACTTGCAGAAACAGGAGGAGTTAAAAGTGGGTCAATTCAATGATAAAGTAGAAAGACAAAGGCTTTTATTAGAAGCTGAAGAATGGGCAAGAGATATAAAATCTATGCAAGCTCATAGTTTAAGTTCAATGTGGTATGATAATAGACCACAAGACACTGCTGATGGTAAGGGTGTTATTGATATTGTTTACAATAATGGTCTTATTAAAAGAGAATTAGCAGATGGCACAAAGGTTTACTTTGGAGAGAAATTGAAAGGTGATGCGTTAATTGATGCTTATGTAAGAGAAGTTAAACCATCAATAGAACAATATATTTTGAAATAACACTGTACAATGATTTGTATATATGGTATAATAGACTAATTATGGGAATGACTAATTTTTACATGGGATCTTTACGATACGGTCCAACCGGCAAACGAAGAAAAAACCATTTTGCAGGTAGTTCTAAATCTAAACCAATCGAGTTTAAAAAGCATAAGTCTTCTAGGACACAATTAGATATTATGCGAGAGCTACAAGCCAGTCAATATAAATCAATTATGGAAGAAGCTGTAGCAAATGGTACATGGGTTAAAATGGACTCTAATGCTACTGCTAAAAAAGAAAATCCAATTTATACAGGGACGTTAGTAAAAGGTATTGCTACTATGCATAAATCAAATGCAGTACCTATAATTAGTAAAGAAGAAGCAACTGATATATCTAGAATGAGGAGAGGATAGTGGATAAGTTCTTTAGTTTTTTAGAAACAGTTGCTATAGGATTATTTAAATTATTTTGTACAGTTATTATTTGTAGTACATTATTAGTAATTGTGCTTTCATGGATATAATAATATGGAAACATTTTTAATATTAACAATTTTAATCTTCTTAGCAGATTCACAAATAGAATCAAAAGAAGAAGTAATACCACCAGTAGAAAAAGTGGTAGAAAAAGAAATATCTGAAAATGCAGTAAACGTTACAGAAGTAATGGCATTAAAAGAGGTATTAGAAAAAGTTGTAGATTTACAGAAAAAGGAAGGTGAAGAGTAATGGCAACAATTGTAGGATATATATTTGGAACATTGGTGATAATCATTATGGCTTTAGGAGTTTATATTCAGTCAGTAATGATATCAGAAGAGAAACAAGGTAAAAGAATACCTTTATTTTGGGAAAAGGAGTAATTATGAGTTATTATGATACAGACGAGATCTATAATCAAGTTGGTGATCTCACAAAAGAAGTAATGGCAAAATTTGATGTCATTGAAAGAAAATTAGACGATTTGATTGCGTTAAAAGATGAAGAGAATAATGAAGAGATTCATTCATTTCAGCTAAATAATCGTTTTTGTACAGTATTTAGAACACCAGGTGGAACATTTGGTATTAAAATGAAAGTAGATGGAAAGACAGTTGGTAAGGAACTCTTTCCAGGTAAAAGCGAATCATATGCAGAAGATGCTGCAGAAAATTTCGTACACGGTATAAAGAATTAATTATGACCAGACTGCAATCACTACTCCTTATCTTAATTAATATGTGGTCTGGTCGCTCTAACATTGTACATTCACTAAAAACTATGGTATAATATAATTATGGAAAAATTTATAAATGATAATATTTTAAAGATTACAATAATAGTCACACTACCATTGTGGGTG